ACGGCAGCGGCCCTAGTTCGAACACGGTATGACCGCCCTTCACGGTCCACTGACCAACAATGTGGCTTTCTTCTGTGTTGACCGTGTGCTGAACGCGCATAAACTCACGCCCGGTACGCGCCGCAATTTGCTCGAACAGTTCAGACTTGCCCGAACCCTTGTGGCCCCAGACGTAGCAAGGAATATTCAATTCCAGCGCCAGGATCACATTCTTTAGTTCGTCGATGTCATACACGTAGTCATCAGATGCCGCCGGCACCATGTCGGGAAAATCGCCCGATGTAATCACGGAAATGAGGATGGGTTCGCCCTTGCTAGACTTCGCAGCTTTAACGTTACCCAATTTGAAGACTTCATGCAGCGCCTTCTTGACTACCGAACCGCTCGGCATCAGTTTAGTCACAGACGCGGCGGTGCCAGCCATTTCCAGCATGCGCTCTTCTGGCGCAGCTTTGGCGGCACGTTTTTCTGCGAGTTTTTGCTTCGCCATTTCAGACATCAGCGGCGCTTCGGGAAACTTGGCGACATAACCCTTCAGCGTTTCTTCGGGGTGATCGTTCTTGAGGTGCAACTGCACGGAATGAATTTGAGCATTGCACAATTGACAAGTTATTTTGTCGGTCATCATTACCTCCTTGAAAAGGCTTAAAATGCAGCATCGCTGCGACAGAACAGATATTAAAGAAAGTTATCAGGAAACACAAGTCACTGACGACTTATTCTTATAGATCGCCTATTGCCTAAACTGAAAGCGTTTTGTTGATAGGCCGTCTCTTGTTAGCCTCGCGTTAATAGAAGGTGCTTCAGTTCACGGACGACACGATCCGGCAATTCACTGACATTGTTGATGACCAAGTTCTTTGGATAAAACTTTCGCACTTCATCCGTCATGATGCCGATGCCGACGATATTGATACCTGTCTTGGCAATGTCTCCAACCACCTTTTTCAAGTGTGTGGCGAGTGTATACGTGTCACCGTTCGCGTTTGGAGCACCATCAGACAGCACAATCATCACTTTGCCAGCTTCGCGGCGGGCAAGCAGACGCCTAGCGGCCACTTCGAGGCATTCGCCGTCGACGTTGTTGCGCAAGATACGCGAGTTTGGCAACCAGCCGAAGCGTTCCTTCACGTCTGTTTTAAGACGCTCGTTAAAGCTCTTGAGAATCGGCATGTAGAGACTTTCGACGCGAGTAAATGACCGCCCGATCTTCCGCGCTTCCGCGCGGAGTGTCTCATAATCGACGACTGGCTGACCCGTGGTGAAGCAGATCACTTCGTTCGAAATGCCGATGCGCTCAAGCACGGACGACAAGGCATACGCAGCTTGCGTAGCCAGGTGAACTTTTGCGCCTCTCATTGAGCCGGAGGCATCGACGACAAGCTCGACGGCCACATCCTTGCTTGTGGACTCCTGGCGTCTGCGAAATACGCGACCATCATCTACCGCGAGACGCGCGAGGTTTGCGGCATGCAGTCGGCCAGAGCGACGACCCGCTTCCCATGTCGCCAACGAACGCGCGGCAATAGCGCGTTCCAAATCCTTCTGGAGCGGACCGACCATGTGGTCAACCTTGTCGGAGAGTTCGACCAACATGGCCGAATCGTATCCACTGCCAACCTTGAGCGGCTCGACGACATCGCCCTCTTTGGTGTAGACCAGATATGAGGACTCTTTTGCCGCGACCGATGCGGCGTTGGAAATAATGCTGCTCAAGGCACTATCAAAGCCATTCTTATTCTCCTTGTCGATTTCGGCCCATACAGCTCCAGTATCGCCCGTTTCGAATTTGGTGTCTTGCGCACCTTCGCCATCGCCAGCATCACCACCACCATCGCCTTCACCTACACCTTCGTCTTCATCAGAACTTTCTTCTTCCGATTCATTCTCGTCCTCGCCCTCGTCGGCGTCTTCTTTTTCATTCTCTTTCTTTTCGGACTTCTTGCTCTCGCCCTCGCCCTTTTCATCGGACTCTTTATCCGGTTTCGCTTCGGCTTCGGACTCAGACTCTTCAGACTCTTCAGACTCTTCAGACTTAGAAGCGCCCTTCTTGTCTTTGGGCTTCTTCTCGCCCTTCTTTGACTTGCCCTTGCTGGTCTTGGCTTCGCTCTCCTCTTCGCCATCGTCGTCACCCTCTTTATCAGAAGACTTCTTGCCCTTGCTATTTTCGCCGGAACGCAGACGACTTTCGATTTCTTTGGCCAGGTCAAGACAGGCTTGCGTCGAGCTGGCCGCTTCGATTTGCGGCTCCAGGTCGGCGATCTTGTCATAGATACCTTGAACGATATGCATCTTGTCTTTCATGTACTCCTTAAAGACGAACTGACCGGCCATTGCGCGAATAAGCGGCACCATCAACACGGCGATCACCTTATTGGCATCACCAGCGGCAGCAGCTTCTTGCATCATTGGCGTGCTATATTTGTCGAGAAAGAACTTGCCAGTGACAGAGAGGTTGTGGCCTGAACCCGTGAAGCGCTGCGCCATCGCCTTTTCGATACGTGCGTCTTCGAGCATATTGAGCATCGACTTAGCGCCGATCTTCTCAGCCTCTCCGATCAACGTGAAGTCCGAAAACATGATGTGCGCGACCTCGTGATCCAAGAAACCTTGAATTGCCATGCACAATTCTTCAGTGGCGTTGTCCGGCAGATACGGCAGATTGACAACGGTCGGACGACCCTTGTGATCGCATTTCACGTAAGCGTTAATTCCACGCTGAGTTACCGTGATCCCCTTACCAGAAAGCATTTGAGTTATTTTCACAACCGCATCGCGGAGCAACATTACACGTTCATTCATTTATTTCCCCTCGTCATTAGTGACTGATGTTTCACATCATACGTATGATTGTCAGGAATCACAACTTCACAATTCACATTTCCTAAACGCAACAAAAAAGCGAGCGCAAGGCTCGCTTTCGAAATGCCAATCATCACCGTTATGCGCTTTTTTCCTTCTCTGGATGTTGATGAAGTTCAGCAACCAATTGCTCGTACTTAAGCGCGTGACGCTCACCTGCCTCTACTATTTCTCGTGCCGTCTCATGGAGGCCGGCGATGTGATCCGCGAACTCGCCGTAATCAACCACGCTGCGCGAGAATACCAGCGCAACAATCAGCGCGATGGCGCTGATGTATTGCCACGGGCCGAGAACCATAGCGAGAAAGACCAGAACAAACACCCACATAATGCGATAAATCCATTTGGCGATAATCATGCGACCTCCTTCAGTAATAACTATCTTAAGATGCTGCTTGCGGTTCCTCTTGCGAGGACGGTTTCTTTTCCAACTTGCGCGTGATAACTTCGAGAAATCGCATCATGGCAAACAGTGGCACCTCGTTCCCGTTTCTGTCAATCACCTGAACAATGCCACCCATGCCCACAACCAGCGTTCGTGATGTCCAGGGGAATGTCAGCTTGAGCGCTTCAAACTCTGCCTGACTCATTTCACTCATCATGCGGCCCTCACGGCAGACTCGAACTGATCGCGAACCCGTTGCAGACTATCTGGCTCAGTCTTATCGACGCGATAATCGCCTTCAGCCATGCGCGGCAGAAACAGTGAGTGAAGCTCATTGCTTTCGGATGGGAGCAGAATCGAATTGGCCCGCACAACGATGATGCGGTCGATGTAGTCACTTGGATTGGCGTCCACCCTGTCACGGAGCTTCTCGTTCTTGACGGCCACGTTCACCTGAAGCTGGCCGCAACTCGTCACGCATGTAAACGAACCGGCTCGGCCTTCTGTCTTAGTGCCTGGACTACCCGGAACAATACCGACGATCTTAAGGTCAACATCCACTTCCAACTTGAGCTTGATCTGTTCCTTGCTGGTGCCGTCCCTCCATATAGCTTCGGGATGTTTAATTACCGTGCCTTCTTTACCACTCGCCAGCAATTCGCGGTAATGCGCGAGCGCATCGGACAAGGAGCGCACGATCTTGGTCGGAATCAGCGCGATAGAGCTGCCAGGCACCGCCTTCAGTTGCTTAATTACGCCCGTAATGCGCTGACGATAGGCGACCTTGTGTCTACCCTTCGTCACGACGGCAGTCAGCGGAATTTGGTCCCAGACAAAGTACATCGGCTTTTCGTTCTCGGCGAAGTCACCGCCGCTCAACACGCTGTTCAGAATGCCGTTGCCGGTCTGACGCTCACACACCACACCATCACGCAGCACGACAATCTCGCCGTGATTCTG